GTAGCTCGTAGAGGGTCTTTGTTCATCATAATCATGGACGTGATTAAGTCGATGTCCCCTCGCATAGCGTGTAGTGGTATCCCATACGATTTAGCCAGTCCTATACGTGTTCCGCCGTATAGCTGTCTGTACATACCATACTGTGCCGCCTGCAACCAATCACTAGGTTGGATATCTGTATTATACTCTATAATACATCCAAACTCATGTGATAGTGCTCTATCGTACACAGCCTGTTTTGTACTGTCTAAAACTTGTTCAAGGTAAGTTTCCAACCCATATTTTGTCGTAATCCACTCAGCAAAATCATACATACCGGGGAGGACCTGCTCCTCCTCATGTTTTTTGTCAGGTGGTTTCTTTATCTTCACTCTTCTAATAGTGTATGCCAGTGACTCATTTGTGGGTTCAGTTGCACACCCGCCCTTAGATACGTGTGTAATTTCGTAGATATTCCCTGCGTTCTTCTGCAATGACCATTTTCTCTCAGTGTATCTATACTGACTGTTAATGACAGTCTCAAGTATGTCACGTTTAAATCCACGCTTAAGTGCTTCCTGCTTTCTCGTCGCTATAGCTTTAAATATCGCCAGTGGGTCGTTCGGTATAGCCATTTCTGTTGGCCCGTGAACTAGGGTAGCTATAGATCGAGCCAAATATTGACTACCATCACCTACATTATGGTCAACACGTAAAAATTCAGCAATCGAACCCAGATAACACTTTGAACTCTGGAATCTAATGTTATATATTTGAGCATTCTTTTCGATGTTTTGTGTCTGCTTCAATGTGGTTACTGCGCCTAAAATATCATCACCACTATGTGTTGTGGGAAATGGATCCTGTTCAGTCATGACCTGCGTGTAAATTACGTTGAGTACAGTATTCATGAATGTAGTTAGCCTCCACCCAGAAAGCAAGGTACCCTGTGCCCTATAGCTGCCATTATGCCTGTCCTGTATGACTACGTCTTCTAATGATTTAGTCACCCAGCCCAAAGCTTCAAGTTGCTGTGGTGAGAGGTCAGCCTCAAATACTTTCCCATACGCCCTGAGCACCTGCTGCATTGCGCTCGTAGAGTGTTGGGCATTGAAATCTTCAAAATCAAAGCAATATGGTACACCGTTCTTCAGCACTTCACGTACGGTAGCCCCTACCCTGGTAGCCTCTGCTTCTTGGGCTATAGGCACTATTGTGGCCAACGCTTCTTCACACCCGTTCATAGCAAAACTAGACAATATAAAATTCGTATTATCTACACTATATATAGCACGCTGTTTCCCCCACTCATATTTTGTAGAGGCTCTCGCGACTATTTGTGGTGTTCTGCTTGTGAAGAACTCCAAATCCCTCTTCGGCATGGCACAACAAGCATATAATTTGTTCTTTAACATTGGATCACTTGATATGTATTGCTGATCTTCAATGTATTGTGAATGGTAAGCTCCAGGTGGGGCCCATTGCCACCTCATTTTAAAGTAAGTGTCAAAGTGACTCTTAAATGGTCTCCCACCACGTCTTTTAACTTTCTTGAACAACTCATAAGCCCGCTCTAATATGTCTATGTCACTAATTGTTACAGTATTTGGATTCACTCGATGTTCTTTTTCTGTTTCCCACGATACTGCGCCAATACCTCTATTTACTAACACCTCGAATTCGAAAAATATACTGCAATCTATGCCGCACAGATTTTGGATAGCTTTAAGCTTTAACGAAATCTCTTTTTTTACTGTTTTTGCAAAGTCCTCAAGACTATCATAAGACCACAACCATAGTGCAGACCTACTAATTAGAGTATAATGTTCCTCTGGCATACCAAGTACCCACAATATAAAACCTATCATGGCTGATTCACTCATTAACTGTCTATTTATCATACTATACATCCACTCATACATAAACGCACAGCGTTCTTCTATAATCTTGATATCTATATCACGCAGCTCATTAACGGTCATGTGTCGCATGTGCCTAGCCGATATTTTTGCATTATCTAACATTGACTGTTTATTATAAACTTCATTAAACAACGCTTTGTGTTCAGGTTTCGGTCCCCGTTGTTGAGTTATTTCATAGTGCCTGATACTATCTGTAGTTATATGCAGCACATGTGACATGACTGTGCTGTTGTCAACCTTGCCGAAAGGGAATAGATTTGGACCAAATTGGATACGGGACATGCGTAGCATCGCGTGTTTCCCCATTGTCCTCAGATCGTTGGTTAAAGAAACGTAACACGTAGTAGCTCGCAGAGCAACGTTATATATACAAAGGCAGTAAACCACGTCAGTATTAAATTTGACATGCACCCAACCATCAAGGTTGATGCCATACAATACATCAAATAATACATATTTACAATCAACGAATGTTTTTTCTATGATGGTATCACCTACCACGTCTATATACAATAGAGCTTTGCGCAGTTCAGCTAGACCGCGTTTTCGGTTGTATTCTGGTCTATATCTGGCGGACCAACATCGTTCACCGCTAA